GGCGCCGGCGTCGCCGAAGGTGCGTTGCTGCTGATAGTTCGGGTCCCAGTCGAGGAGATATGAAGTCGGCCCGTTCGCGGCGAGTTGGCTCGGGTCGCCCGCGGCCGGCAGGTTCGACAGATTGATGCCGCTGCCGAGCAGTTGCTGGAGCTGCGCGCTCGACATGTTGCCGAGGCTCGCGAGGTTTAGTTTCGCCTGATTGCTCTGGTCCAGCGTCTGCTGCCCGATCGGCGTCAGCGACTGCGTGACCGTGAATTTTGGAATATCGAAGGTCTGTTGCGTCGTCGGGTCGGTGTAATTGTAGTTTCCGGTCTGGTCGTAGGTCAGATTGCCCTGGGGCGTTACCTGATTGACGTTGCTCAGATTGGCGTTGGCGATCGCGGTCGAGACATTGGTCCCGGTGGCGGCGGCGGCCGTCGCGTATGGGTTCGGCGGGTCGGGAGCCGTAGGTTTTCCTATGACACGTACTCCTTTTCATCAGTACTGTGGTTGCCCAGGCACTGGTGCACTGGGCAGGCGCGGCGGTCCCATCGGCGTTGGCATTCCCGCCCCGCTCATCGGCCCGGCCTGCGGTGTCATGCCGCCTGTAGGCGGTACGCCGGCCATGCCCGGCATGCCGGGCGGCGGCGTTGCTGCGGCCGGCGGCGCGCCGAGCGCCGGCATAGCCGGCTGTGGCATTGCCGGCAGCGGCGGCGCCTGCGGCGGCGGTGAGGCAATCCGCATCAGTGCCTGCGTGATCGCGTCGCGCCCATTGCCGGGAGTGTTGCCGTACGCCATCAGGCGGCCTCCTCAAGTTGCGGCGGCGGCGGCGCGCCATGGTGAAAGAACCGACTCGCCCGCCATTCTTCTTCGGTGAGCGCGGCATACACGCCGTCGCGGCGACGGCCGAACAGGCGGCGCAATGTGGTGAACTCATAACCCAGCGCAGCCAGCTGCCGCAGCAGCCGCGCGTTCTCGGCGGGGACACGCATAATTGCCTGCTGACATTTGCAGTCGACAAACGGATAGTAGTGCATCAGCCGCAGCGTCGTGCGCGTCAGCCAGCGCGGGTCGATGGCGGCGCCGGAAATCTCGATGACGGCGGCCTCGGGGTCGTGATTGTGATACACCAGCCCGCCGATCAGCCGGCTGCCGTCAACCACACCGAGCGTCATTATTCTATCGCCGAAGCCGCGCTCGCAGTGCGGGATGTGCGCCGCCACGAACCTCGCGACTAAATCGTTCTGCCCGATCAGGTAGCGCATAGCGTCTGCTCCAGGCTCTTGCGCGCCCCCTTGCTGACGCCGACCGCCACCATGATCGGCAGCCAGCGCGAGCGCGAGTTCTGCTCGATCAGGTTTGCCATTTCGATTTCGCGCAGTGACCTCCAGATGGCGTTGTCTTTGCCCGGGTCCTCGGGGACGAATACCCGCGGCCGGTCGGACGTGCAGAAGCGGTAGACAAGCTCTTCCGACAGGACGCCGATCAGTCCGGCGATCGTACCGCGGTCGTCCAGCGGCCAGCATTTCCGGCGGAACTTGTTGGTGCCGTAGATGCTATGGAACAGCCCGGCATTGCAGATCGTGTCGCTGTTGCCCCAGAGCTTGAGCAGGGTGTGGGTACCACGCAGGTGATCGTACAGCGAGCGGCCGCTGTGCTTGACCCGGAGCGCGCCGGCGCGGTTGATCAGAAAGTCCTGGTGCTCCGGTCTGATCATTCGCGCTCTTCCTTGATAGTCTTAAAGGCGAGGGCAATGCGAAGCTCCGGGCACGAGCGCGACACGCCGCGGGCAACGTGCGGCATGCTGCCCGGGAATGACACCAGACGATTAGGTTTCGGATAGATCGAAGTAATGATGTCGGTCTGATCTTCGTTGAAGATCACCGTCTCGCCGCCCCAGTCAGGTAACCAAGCCGCGTGCGGGTAGTACACCGCGGTGCGGGCGTTGGGTTTCTTGGAGTCAGTATGGAGGGTGCCGTCACCGCCGTAGGCGTGGGCATTGGCGTAGGCGCGCATCAGGGTGTGGCCGCAGAACACGCTCTGCGACAGGTTCAGCCAAAGCTCGAACACCAGCGGCGCGTTCTTGAGTAGCTCATCGGCGCAGGCGTAGGGCTCCTCGTTGCGGGCGTTGCGGTGGCCGGCGAAATGCTTGTGCCAGAACGAGAACAGATCGCGCTTGCGTGAACTCTTCCAACCGAATTTCCAGCCGGGCTCTTGCAGGAACGCGAACAGCGCCGCGCGCTTGGGCTCGCGCAGCACGTTGTCGACCACGACCACGGCGCTCGATACCGGCGCCGCCCTCGCCGGCGGGCGCGGTGGTGGCCACAAATCAAGCTGGGCGTTGCTGCTGACGAGCGCGGGGTTATTCATCGTCGCCGCCGTCGTCGTCGTCATCGCCGCCGCCGTCGCCGCCTCCCTCGCCGCCGCCGCCGCCGTCGCCCTCGCCGCCGCCGTCGCCCTCGCCGCCGCCTGCACCCTCGACGCCGCCTGCACCCTCGCCGCCGCCCGCGCCCTCGCCGCCGGAGGCGTCGCCGCCGCCGGAGGCGCCGCCGGCGCCGTCGCCCTCGCCGCCATAGCCGCCCTCGCCGCCGCTGGGGCCTTCCCCGCCATAGCCGCCTTCGCCATAGCCGCCTTCGCCGTAGCCGCCGCCCGCGGGGGCGCTGTCACCGAAGCTGCCGTAGCCGCCCTCGGGGGCGTCATCGAAGGAGAAGCCGTAGCTGTCGACGGGGGCGTCGACCATCGCGTAGGCATTGGCGATATCCTCGGGCAGAGCATCCAAGTTCAGGTCGGATCGATCGCCTTTGGACTCAGTGTTGACGCTCATGCCCATCCCGGGAACGCCGGAGGCGGGATATCCCTGCGACGGCGCGTTCTCAAACCCGGACAGCACGCTGCCCGTCAGCATGCCGCCCTGGGTGCCGGGCACGCCCTCGGGCGACGGCGACGGCGAACTAAAGCCGAGGCCGGGGAAGTCGCCCATGTTGGGCGAGGTAAAGTCGACCCCAGGGAAGTTGCCCGGCATGTCGCCGACCGGCGGCGCGCCGGTGAGGGCTTCGGTGTTGATGGCCCCTTGCGCCGGCGCCTGTCCGCCGTAAGTGGTCGAGCCGAGGCTGACGGCGCCAGGGATGCCGCCGCCTGCGCTTGGGGAACTGCCTCCCGGCGCGGATGTGCCGGACCCGGACGGCGCGCCGCCGCCGGGGGCGCTGCCTCCCGGCGCGGATGTGCCGCTAAAGCCGGACCCGGTCGGCGCGCCGGTGTTCGGCGCCCCCAGGTCAGATGGCGAGTTCACGCCGGAGTACGGGCCGCCCCCCAGATTGCCGTAGCCGCCGGTGTAAGGATCGCCGGTCAGGGTGGTGTCGAACCCGCCGAAAGTCAGGCCGCCGCCCGGTGCGCCGCCGGGAGCGCCGCCCGGCGCGCCGCCGCCATCGCCCGGGCCAAACTGCGCGTTGGGGTCGCCGCCGTAGTACTGCCGCATCAATTCGCGGATGATATCCTCGCGGCTCTGCAACGACATGATGGCGGCTCCTATACGTTGATGCCGGCGCGCCCGAAGGTCGCGCCGATCGCCAGAAGTTCGATTTGCGGCGCCGCCTGCTGCGCGATGGTGACCTGCGTCACCGGCGCGTGCGAAAATCCGGTCTTGCCAATTGACACCCAATGCGTGTTGCGAACCGGCGGCACCGCGGGCGTCGGCTGGTCCCAGTGCCCGGCATCCCAGAGCGCCTCATCCCACACTTCGCGAATGCCGGGGTCCGGGCCCGCGAACGGCGGCGGCGGGATCGTCACGACGTAATCGATCGCGGCATTCAACTGCGGCATGAACGGCTGCGCCGTTGGTGCAGCAAAAATCGCGCGAGACTGGTGCCAGACATTCTGCGCAGATGGCGCCTGGAACGTTTCCCAGCCGCCGACCAGGGTCGCGACATAGGGCATACCGCTATCGGAGCCGCCGATCTCGCATTGGATGATCCGCCCGTCCGAAGTGCCGTAGTACAGCAGATCACGCATCTTGATGAAGCAGCGCGCGTCATAACCGACGAAGCGGCACCATGCGGCGGTGGCGTTGTTCATCACCGCGCAGTAACGCTGTCCCTCCAGGCCTCCCGGCCAAGTGACGAAGATGGCGCCGTAGTCATCCCAGCGTTTCATCGTCCAGGGCAGGTCGGATTTCAGCGCCACCTCCTGCCGCCACATTGATCGTATCGGGTTGGTGATCAGCGCCAAGTCCAGCGTGCCGGCGTCCTTGGTAATCGCCTGACCCAACGGCACGATGCCGTCCACCGTCATGATCAGGACGTCGCCGCCGATCGGCATGTGCGCGTTCATCCCCATCGGCCGGCCGATCGAGTAGACGCCCTGCTGCTGCCAGCCGGTCGGGTCTCCCGGGTTGTTGCCGCTGAAGATTATCAGATCGCCTTCTGTAGTAACAAACACGCACTTGTCGTCGGTGCCCGAGCCGGTATCGCCGCTCCATGTCGCGCCGAACAGCAGGCTGCCGCCGCGCGGGGCGCTGCCGCCGAGCGGGATCAGCCCGAGCGCGCCCTGGTACGAGTCAATACCGAGGTAATAGGCATTCATCGTGCCGCCCTCGATGAAGAACAATCGATTGCGGTACTTCCACACGTAGGTCAGGTTCTTGCCATGCGCGACGTCGCTGCCGGCGGGGCCGGTGATCTGATCGGCGTCGAACGCAGTCCAGGTCGTGCCATCGTAATGCAGCGGCGCGTCGCCGGCGTCGTTGACGGCAATAAGATGATTGCCGCTCATATTGGTGAGTTGGGTGGCGGCGTAATTGCCGCTGCTCTGGCCGCTCTTGGCGACGGTCGGCAACTGCGATGAAACATTCCAGAGAGTTGCCGGCTGGCCGGCGAACATCTGGTGGATGTTGTCGCCAGAGACGTATTCGAAGGCCGACACGATCGGATACCGCAGCGGCGACGACAGCGGCGGCACCGGGGCGTCCCACTCGGAAATATCCCACTCACCCTCGTCCCAGGCGTCGAGGCCGTGCAGGTCGCACCAAACGCGGGTGCCGCCGCGGACCTTGACGCCGCGCAGCGTCGACACCCAGTTGTCCTGGACCAGCGCCCCGCCGGGCGTCATGAAGGCTTGGTTTTCGTTCTGCACCAGCCCGCGCGTCGGCGCCGGCAGCGTCACCGTCTGCAAGGTGTTAGCGTAGCCCTGCTGGACCGGCTGGCGACGGAAGGCGGCGTATGCGGTCATGGCGTTGGCAGCGCCCAGGGATAGGCCGTCACCGGATAGGTGCTCGACGCAGTCCTGCCGCCAATCAGGATCGGCGCCGGCTGGTCGCGGCCGGCGACCGACCAGAGCGCGTCGGAATATGTCCCCATCGCCTCGGCGTAGGGCGACCCTTTGCTCTCTTTCCAGACCCAGGTCAGCAACAGCTTGAGCAGCCGCTCGTCGAGCACGAAGGTGTCGTCGTCGGCGGTGAACTGCGTGTTAGTCAGTCCAGTCGCGGCGATGTTGATGATCTGATTGGACAGGTAGGCAAACGTCGCGGTGGCGCCCGCCGCCAGGATCGGATTGATGTAGATACGGCCCCCGAGCAGGATGTAGGCGCCGCGGCTGTCCCAATAGCCCGACGCCTTGCGGCGCAGCCACTCGTCGTAGCCGTTGATGTACACCAGCGGGATGAAGGTCGAGCGCGAGGTCCAGACGTTGCTGTCGAGCAGCAGCCGCAGGAAGTCATTAGGCAAGGCGAAGCTCTCGGCGACGCCGTCGCCGGTCACGGTCGCGGTCTTGACCAGCGCCGACCAGTCGCGGGTGTCGCGGGCGAGCCGCTGCGCGCATTCGTTGGCGTGGGTCAGTAGCTCCTGCTGCGTGCGCTGGTTATTGATGTTGCCGAACACGGTCGGCACGCGCTCGACGCCGACCACCTGACAAACATCCTGCACAACACTGAGGAGCGACATCGGTCAGGCCGCCTCGGGTTGGTGCGCGGGTATTTCCTTCGCCATGCGCTGCAGTACTTTCAGCGACAGCGACCCGTGCGGCGCGTGGCCAGAATGCGTCGTAATGTAGTCGCGCAACTGCTCGATGCTCATGCTCTCGAAGTTGCCGTCCTTCGCCTCGGCCTGCGCCTTGCGCTGGAGCGCGGCGTTGTCCTCTTCGAGCGCCATGTTGCGCGCCCGCAGCGCATCAAGCTCCGCTTGCGCCTCGATCGCCGGGGCGCCGCGCTTGGCGTTCTCGATATATGTTTCGGCTTGGTTTTTGTACTCACGGCCGTACGGCCCAAGATTCTTCAATTCCTGGCCGTCGATGTGCGCCAGCGCCTCCACCGTATAAATATTGAAGCCGCGAAGCTCGACGCGCTTGGCCTCGGTGAGGAAAGGCACGTAATCCAGCGGCGTGCCGGTGCGGGTCTGGTCGGAGTGCGCCTTGAATTGCGCATACTGCCGCGAAAACCGCTCGGCGTAGGTGATCGAGCGTTCCTCGCCGGTGTATGGGTCTCGTATCTTCTCCGTGCAAAGCTCGTGAGCGGGAACGATTTTCACGTCACGCGAGCCGGGCACGCGGATTTCGCAGATTTCGCGGTCGTCGTGAATTGGCCGGCCGGCCTTGGCGCTCTTGTCCTCATTGATCACCGTGCCGTTCTTGAACAGCGCGATCAAAACGTCATCCGGGTTTCTGATTAGCTGCGGCATTATCGTCCTCGTTCTTTCGAGTTATCGACCGGCGCGGTAGCCTCTCCCCAAGTGAAGACAACCGCGCCGGCCGGCCGTGCCCGGCGCGTGTCTGGGACGCCAGGGTAGTTTGTCAGTTGTTACTGCTTCGAGGTCGTTACCCGAGGCAGTGCGAAAGCAAGTAACGACCTCTCCGCAGCCGGCCGCGTAGGCGAATTGTTATTACGCCGCCGGATTAGAGTCCTCGGTTGCGGCCTCGCGGCCGTGGTTATCGTGAAAGCCATAGTTAACTTCAGCCCATTTTCTCTCTTTTATGGCTTCCTCTTTAGTGGCGTAAAATCCGATATGAATTTGTCGGCCATCTACAAGCATTCCAGCTTGCCATTTCCCGCGTCGTGTATTGAAGAAAACGCCAGGACAACCGGATTTATTATCTGACCGTAAACAAGCATTTCGGCGGTTCAACGATGCCGGAACAGACCGAAGATTGACCCAGGCGTTATTCGCCCTATTACCGTCAATATGATCAATCTCGTCAGCTTCCTTTCCCGTCACCATTTTCCATATGACTCGATGCGCGAGAACAGCTTGGTTCAACAAGCTTCCACAGCGATAGCCGACGTTGATCTTCGTAAACGCTTCTTTTCCGGCATAGCGACTATTCCACTGCGCGCAAGCATGCTCGCGAGAACGCGTTGTTTCAGTAAACATTTGCGGCGTTCTCCAATTCCAAGTCAGTCGCCCGGTTTTGCGGTCATAGGACAACAAACGCCATAGCTCGTCTTTATCCGGCAGCTTTTTAGCCCTCGGCATTTCTGGCTCCTGTCATTGTTACCATTACAGGCTAACAAAAGACAGGAGCCTTGACAACCCTTATGCGGCGGGGTTACTGTCGTATAGGCGCCAATTATACAAGGGGTTGACCATGGTCAGCTCACCGGCCCACCCTATGAATTGCGCTATTGCGTCCTTATCGATGGGCATCTGGCCGTCGCCGTCGAACAGCTTGTCAAAGTTTCTGTTCGGGTGATAACGCAGCCGCAGGCTGTCGGTGTTGAGGCCGAAGGTTGTGTTTGCAGGACAGTTCGAACCGATACCGCCGTCGAGGACTATCTCTGCCCGTTTGCCGCCGCCGATATATTCCAGCGCCGAGAAGCCGAGCTTGCCCATGCTGGTTTCATTGGTCTGGCGTTGTATCGCAACAGTCGCGGCGTCATAGGCCGCGTAATGTTCCGGCGACATCAGCAACAAGTCCGCAAAATCACGCCCGCGGCTTTGTTTGGTCATGATGGCGTTGAGCAGCGGCCGGATCGTGGTCGAGTTGACCTGCGTGCCGATCGCGGCGTTATAGCTGTTGGCGTCAAAGGTCTGCGTCCGCCAGATCGTGGCGGTAGCACGATCGATGCCGCCGTAGACGCCGGAGTTGTTGACGATCGGCACGGCGGTCGCAAGTCCAGTGATCTGTTTGCCGCCATTCGCGGTGCCGTCCGAATAGATACCGGCATCCATGGTATCCTCTAACGCCCGCTCGGCGGCGTCGACGTACGCGTCCAGCACATCAATCAATTGACCTTCGCCCTGGTTGTTCAGGATTTCCTGCATGCTGAGAACGATCGGCACGACGACGAACTTCGGCGAGAAGAACGCGTCATTGAATAGATCGATCGCCGGGTTCAGTAGCTGATCGTATCCAGAATACCACTGCGCGCTCTGCTTACCGATCTGCAGCGTCTGCCGGATCAGCGGCCCGTGATAGGTCTGCCAGAGGCCTTTACGCCGCAGCACGGCGAGCAGCGCGTTATTGTTACTAACCAAGTCTTGGTAGTCTTTCGACCGCTCCTCGAGCGTCATCGAGAGAATCTGCTGATAGGCGGCATTGGTGGTGATATTCGGCATCGTCGTCTTGCTCCAGAATTACAGCGACCCGCTCGCCCGCCGTACGGCGTGAGCGATGATGTCGCGGCGTGAGGGGGGCTGCCCGCCGCGGCGCGGCGTGCGGACATCAAACGTGGCCGGGGCGCCGGCTGGCGAACCGGAAATCGATCGGTCGGGGGCGCGGGTCTGAGCCGCTGGGGCGCGGGTCTGAGCCGCTGGAGCAGTACGACCGGGAGGGTGCAGGAGGTTGGCGCGGGCGTAGGCATGATCGAGTCGATGCCCCGCCTTTAGCTCCTGCACGACGACATCGCCGAACCCAGGCTCGTCTATCCGCGGGTGGGTGGCGGCGAACCGATCGACCCCCCTTTTCATCTGACGGTACTGGTTGCGATATTGCTGCCGGGCCTGCATGTGCTGCACAACGCCGGCGAGTTGGGATATCTGCTGGGTTAGCTGATTGATGTGAGAATTATGCGCGCTGGTCAGGTTCTGCGTCTGCAGCTGCGCGTGCTGCTCGGGCGTGCGCGAGAGCACATACTGCGCGATATCAGCCAGCGTTATCTGCTGCCCGTCCGCCGTGCGCAGGTTCATGTTGCGAACGAGCACGTCGAGCCCGCCGATCGGGTCGGCGCGCAGCTTATTCTCCATGCTGACATAGTTGTTCAGCGCCCGGTCGAGCGTAGTGCCCTGCGAGCGCGCTAGGTCATAGTACGGCTGCAGCGGCTTAAACGCCTCGTGCAATTGCCGCGCCTGCTGATGAAAATTACTAAACTCCCTATGCATGCGATGCACTTCGGCGCGGACATGGGCCGGCGCCGCATGCCACTCGGCTTTAGATGCTTGGCTCATGCGCGCGAGCGGCGCCCGGTAGGGATCGCTGGCCGGTAGTTGCTGCCCTTGCGGCGCCTGCTGCTGCGCCGGCCGCTGCGCGCGATCGGCGCGGGGCGCGAAGTGGCCGTGCTCACCCCGCGCCGGTGGCAGCGCGGTATCGGCCGATGGCGGCCGGCGAAGGTCGATACCGCCGGCCGGCGGCGGCGTCTTTTCTTTAGGTGGCGGCGCCGCCGGGGCGGGCTCGAGCGGCTCGGGCGGGCGGTTGTGGCCGGGCTTGGCCGGCGCCTCGGGGAATGATTTGCCCTCGCGCGACTTAGCGAAGGACTTCTGGATCGCTTCCCGCCGGCTCTCGGCGCGCGCCTGCGGGCTCGGCGGCGCCTGCGAGCCGATGGGTGCCGGCGGGTTTGCCGGGTTCTGGTCGATCACCACCTCATGCGCGATCCGCGGCGGCGCCGCCGGCGCTTGTGGTGCAGGTGCCGGTGGCGCAGAAGGCGCGGGGGCAGGCGCGATGCCGACATCGCTCATTGTGGTGCCTCTTGAATGATGGGCCGGCGCCCGGCGCGGTGCTGCGCGACGACCTTCACGATGGCGTCACG